ACCTTAGCCGCGTTCCATGGCGTCCGGCTGTCATCCGTAAGGCGGTAAAGAACCGAGCCGTCCAATTCGTAATCAGCAGCGGCGAGCGTTGTGCCTTCTTCACTCACACTGGTAATCGCCGGGTTGATGTCCCGATCCAGCACAATGCAATCGGCGTGAACGTCGCGCTCAGTCTGCGCCACCGTGGCGCGGCCAAAGCCTTCCGCACGTCCGCAATACCGCGCGCAAGCGTCAGACGCCTGACCAATCAATTCCTGCAAGCCCGCCGTCGCGTCCGAGATAGCCAATTCGCGCGCCGCCGTGGCCAGCACGGTCAGCATGTTCGTGGCGGGCGGGGTTGTGACTGTGATCATGCGCGCCTCAATCGAAATTCGTTCTTGGTATGGCGCCGTTAAGGGCGCCGCGCGTATTGGCCGGCGTAAATGCGCCGCGTCCGGTCGCCGCCGTGAAGGCGCCGCGTGGCAAGGCATAAACGCGAACCTGAGTGGTTCCAGGTGTGAAGGTCGCCACGCTGGTTAGTGTGACGCTAGGCCCTTGCGCGCCGATGCTAGGCGCACCAGGCAGGATTGCCGCCGCTGCTTCCCATGCCACGCCTGCCGCCGTTGCAGATGCGCCGCCGATTGCCGCGCCGGGATCGAAAACTGATCCGGCAGAGAGAATGAAGCCTGCCGCGACGCCCTGGCCAGAAGCGGAGCCGGAAACGAAAGAGGCGGTAGCCGATAGCGTGACGCCGTTTGCCAGCGGCGCGCTTGAAGCGCCACCTGCGATGAACGAGGCAGTCGCCGCAAGCGTAACGCCACTTGATACAGCCGCCCCGGTGGCAGCGCCTGCGATAAGCGAAGCGGTTGCGGTTATTGCAACGCCGCCAGCGGTTGCAGAGCCGGTAGCCGCGCCTGCATTCAAGGACGCGGTGACGGATAGTGTGACGCCAGTCGCGGTTACAACGGTGCCAGCGCTTGCTGTGCCCGCGATGAATAAAGCAGTTGCAGATACCGTCGCGCCGACTGCTACAGCAGCGCCAGAGGCGGTGCCAGCGATTAGGCTGGCATTGGCCGCAATAGTCGCGCCCTCGGCTTGCGCGGCGCCCGTAGCCTGCCCTGCGATAAGGCTTGCATCAGCGGTAAGCGTAACGCCTGCCGCCGCTGCGGTTGCGCCCGCGCTTGCCGCGCCCGCAATGAATGACGCGTTTGCGGTAAGCGTCACGCCTGAGGCTACAGCGGCGCCGGTAGCCGCGCCGGGAATGAAAGACGCGGTGGCGCTAAGTGTGACGCCCGGCGCAAAGACTACGCCAGCCGCACTTTGACGCGCGAATAGCGTAAGCAACATGGCGTTATTCCATCATTGTGCGGAGTGTTGCCAGCGCTTGTTCCGCCTTAGCGAGACTTGCCTCTGTGGCGTAAACCTCAACAAGATCGCCCATGTTTTCCGCTTGAATGCGCCTATTCTTCAGGTTGGTGACGTGGTTTTGCACCACCTGAATAATTTTTAGGATGTCAAGCATTTTGAGCCTCACACAAACAGAAGGCAGCGATAACACTCTTGGAAGGATGCTCGGTTAATCCAGAGAAATTTCAAACCATCCTTGGTTGTAAAAATCTCCATCCGGTTCCCCAAAACAGCAGTCGGGTCGACATAAGGATATTGGCCAGCATTCGCCACGCGGCCCGTCACAACGTCCAGATAGTTAATTCGGCGCGTGTTGTCCTTGTGATAGTAAATCCGATCCTGGCCATCATAAGCCGCCATTGAGCCGGTGCTTAAGGTTTCCGTCTGCGGAAAGGTCGGCATCATAACAACGCGATCAGTCGCAAGGTCAAAGCGGTCAAAGCCAATCGTCGCGCCGCCGCGTGTCACGAACATAAAGCGCCCGCGCGTTGCGGCGTCAGTTGTGCCAAAAGCCCAATTTGCCGCCATCCCCGCGCCTTTGACCGGCTGTTCCAAAATGACGTAGCCGGTCACGGCATTCGTCGGGGCAGTGATAGAACCGAAAGTTAAAGTGTTTGCGGTGTTGCTGGCGATGATTGTCTCAGCCGAGAACCCCGTAGTGGTCAGGATGCGAACCCGCTTGCCCGCCCAGATATTGACCGCCCAAGACTTGGAAGTATCTTGAAGCGTGGTTGCCGAATGCGTGCCTGTGGCAACGCCAAAATCAGCAGCGCCCATAGCGCCGGAAGCCGCGATGGAATAGCGCGAAAGGCCGTTAATCGGAGCGGTAGATACCGCCGCAAAAGTCAGCGTGGTTGCCGTGTTGCTCGTGATTCGCACGACTTGGCCAGTGGCGGAACCGTTAGCGCCACTCACGGCTGCCGTGTTCATGTAACAGGTAAAACCGGCCCACTGGTTTACCGTCCAGTTTTTGGAAAGATCGGTAAGCGTAGTGGTGCTTTGCGCGGTTGTAATCGTGGTTGAAGCAGGCGTGCCGGCCATCACATAGGTGAAGGTGGTGGCGCTCGGCACGCTGGCAATCGCCACGCCAGTAACATTGAAATTCGCATCCGTCGCGCCGCGCACCGTGACAAGATCGCCCACCCGGAATTGATGCGGGTGCGCCGTTGTCACCGTCGCTGTTGTGGTTGCATTAGACAGGGACGCAATCGCTACCGGATTATGGCCCGCGACAGTAGCGGCGGCATTGCGCGCGATACCAAAGTCCTGCTCACGGCCAAAGGTCGGGGTGCTGCTTTCCAGATTGTGGATCAAGACGCCTGAGTTACCGCCGAGAAACAGGAAGGCTTTGCCGGGGTCGCCTTGGATTGAATAGACGCTTGTGGTGTCTGGATTGGTTGCCCATGCGCCGATGACCGTCAGCGTTGTGGCGGTATTGGACGCAATCGCGCGCACCTGCCCCGCACCTGTGCCGGACAGAATGCGAACCGCGTAATTCGCCCAGCGATTGGTTGCCCAGGCTTTGGTGCTATCGGTCAGCGTTGTAGACGCGCCCGCCGTGGCGGTGCCAGCGTCAAACCCAATAATCATGAAACGGCTGGTTGCGTCTGGCGCCGTGCCCGCCGTTGCCCAGGTCAGCGTGGTGCCGGTGTTGCTGGCGATCTGCCGAATTTGTCCCGCACCCGTGCCCGAGAAAATATGAACCCAATACCCGGCCCATTGATTAGTTTTCCAAGCCACAACATCCACACCACGAGAGCCGTCCACAAGTGTCGTTGTGCTGCCGCCAGTCGCCACACCGCGCGCCCAGATTGAAGCGTTTTCTGTGGTGCGTTCAAGGCTCATGTCAGAAGCGGCAGCCGCAAGCATATTCGTGTTGGCTTGGAGGATAAACCAAGTATCTGTCAGGATGTCATAAGATTGCAGCGCATAGAACGGGGTGGCTGCCGTAGAGGTCGCCAGCAACACCGCGCCGCTCTGGACCCGAAACACAGAAGTCGCATCCGGCTGCACGCCCCAGGCAGAATCCACAGTCAAGACTTGCGATTCGATGCTGTACGCCGATTGGCTGCCCGCCGTTGCGCTGATAGCCGGTGCAAAAATCGCCGGATTGTTCCAGGGCTTGTTTACCTGCGTCACATCGCCAAGCGTGGCAATGGTTGCGGTATTGGAAAGAATGCGCCGGTTTTGCCCTACCCCTGAGTTGCCGGAAATGCGGAGAGTGTATCCAGCGTATTGATTGCCGGTCCACGCCTTCAACGTGTCTGTGATGGAGATTGTGCCCTGCGTATTACTGATCGCCGTGACAATGCCGCTGTCATGCACCACCGCATCAGCAACCGCCGTAATGGTGCGCCGCTGACCCGCGCCCGTGCCTGATACAATCACTACATCAAAGCCGCGCATCGATCCCGCGAAAACAGCAGGGACAGTCAGAGTGCTGGCGCCAGCCGAAAGGACATTGCCCTCATATCCAAGAGCGCCCGCAAATTTCATAGAGGAGAAAGTTGCCAAGGCAACAGGGGGAGAGGCAAGCCTTTGATAATGATTAAACCAAGTATCGTAACGATAAAACTCAGTTGAAGCAATCAGATAATAGATATACCGGCCATGCTCAGCCTGTAAGAAGTCAGGATTATCCGCAGAACAGGCCGACGAAACGGCGGAAGAAACCGACGGCGCAAAGCGCGCCCATTGCCACGGCGGAAAATGTACTTGCTGCTGAAGGTTATTTTCTTGCAAAGCGCTCATGATTGCACCTCAGCCAAATTTCAAAAAAGGAAGAATGTTCATCGCGTAGCTTTGCTCTGCGACGTTGATATACATTTCACGGTCCATGCCCGCGATGGAAGGCAGATTTGGTAGCGTGGTGATCGCTCCAACTGTGCTGACGGTGCTAAGCGTCAAGCTGCCGGTGATTGCATCCAACGTGACGCGCTGCCGCTGATTGGCGTCGACAATCGTATTGCTCTCAAGGATGTTGGCGATATTGGCCAGGGCCAAAAGGATTTGGTGAACGCCTGCGGTTTCAACCGGAAATGGATTGTCACGGCTGATGTCCGTTGCCACCTTGCCATCATCAACCCCCTCAAAGGTGGCGATGCCGACAGCTTGCATTTGCTGCGTTTCGCCCGAATAGGGCACCTCACGCGCTGCAATCTTCGGACCGCTGCCCGCGTCAATCTGTACGCCGTCAGCCATGTCTCAGCCTCAATTCTGAATGCGGATGGTGGAAGCGTTCAAGGTGAACGTCGCGCCAGTTGCGGTGACATCGCTACCAAAGTCGTTGACCGCTATCAATTCATCAGCAGAGGAAGCACCGCCGCGCGATTTGTAATAGACAGCCTTGCGCGCGGTGAACGTCGCGCCAGCCCATGAAACCAGCCCAAGCGAAACATCAAGCCTATCGTTGGCTGTGTCCTTAGTGATCGTGATAGCCGCGGTCACGCCGCCCGCCGTGTAGCCGGTGCCGGTGATCTCGTTTGTCACGTCGCTGCGCTTCGTATGTGTGTCTTTGTTCTCGGCATAGCTGGACGTAACCAGCATTACCTTGATGGTATCCGTATCAAGGTCAATGGCGCCACGCGCCAAATCCTCAAAGAACGAATTGAAGATCAAGCTCGCCATTTCATTTTCCTTTCCGGGAAAGCCACTCAGTCAATAAATCCAGCCCGCGCGTGCCCATAGCGCCGGCAAGGCCAGAGCAGCCGCAAGTTATGAAGATTGCCCAGGAATCTGCCTTCAAGCCGGGATCAAACCAGACGGCGCCAGCAGCGGCGATAACGCCTAGCGCGGCCCCTACAACGGCCTCTAGCACTAAGTGCCAGCCACGCTTGCCTGCGTGCGCTGCAAAGGCCACACGGGCGGCAGAACCGGCCCCAGCGGCAACCGCTGCGACCTTGGCGATTGTGTCGAGGGAATCTTCGGCCATGGATACCGCCTTAAAAGGAGGAAGGGCCACGCGTTGCCACGCGGCCCGTCAAGTCATTAGGCAGTTGGCAATTGTTCCGGCATACCGCGCACCACAAAGGCGGTCATCGGCGTGCCGGTTGCGTGCGTGCCGCTGAAATCAGGCGTCAGGCGAATGTAACGGCGCCCGCCGATGTAGGAGAGTTCCTGAATATCAGCAGCCGCCTTTGCAGCAACCAACGAACGAACAATGCCGCCAGCGGCCACAGTCGGGCCAAGCACGTCAGCTTGAGCAACGGCGTTCCAGGTAGAATTGTCGTTGCTGTGTTCCAGAATAAACTCGATTTTGTTCGTGCCGGTAAAAGTGATGCCGCCGACGCCGATGTAAAGCAGCACCATCGCGGCGCGAAAGCCGAGCAGGTCAACGCTTACCGGCGTAACGTCAGCAGTAGCCACCTGCGGCGCGACAAGCGTCACTGCCGAAAGGTTATCGTGAAGATCGCGAATCATGGGAGCTTTCCTTTGCTTCCGAATGTGGGGAAAGAGGCGGGCGCCATGCCCGCCTCAGATTGATCAGGTGCCGAAGCGGACGAATTTCACCGCCTCGAAATTGATGGCGCCACCGCCGACCCGCTTGCGGAATTTGAAGAACACATAGGGGTAAGCAGTGTACGGATCACGAAGCACCGACAGGCCAATCCGATCCACGATCAGGTAAGCCTCGCGGAAGTCACCGAAGGCCATGGAAAGGCTATTCGCCCCCAGCGCCGGCATGTCTTCCGCCTCAACCACATTGAAGCCCAGAAGCGCGGAAGGCTGGCCCGCAACCGCCGCAGGCTGCCAGATGAAATTGCCTTGGCCGTCTTTCAGCTTGCGCGCCTCGCGCAACACGGCGCGCGAAGTCATCCATTGCGCGTTGTTGCGGAAACCGGACTTCAGCGCATAGACCACGTTCACCAAGTCATCGACCGGGTTCGTATCGCCCGAGCGCGTGCGGAACGCGCCAGAAGCGCCGGTGTTGATGTGTTCAAACGTGCCCCAAGCGCGGGAAGCGTCAACCGTCGCGGCGGTCGGGTAGGACACCAAGCCGCGAGGCTTGCTGACACCATCGCCGTTCACAAAAGCCGCATTTTCGCCGCGCGCAATGCGGTCGGCGCTTTTGGCGGACAGCCAAGCTTCAAGATCAAGGCGCCCGTCTTCCAGCACTTTCTGAGTAGCAGAAACAACGGACACAGCTTCATGAACCTGAATGGCCCACTTGCCGAGTTGCGCTGTAGGATTTTCTGTCCGGGCGGTGGTTTCGCCAACCCAGGCGAAACCGTTTTCGCCGAGATCGTTCAAGCCTTCAACCGCGTCAGTGCCAATTGACATCACCGAGGCGACTTGGCGAATCGGGCTGGTTTCATAGATGCGGGCCACAATGCGCCCGGTCGTGTCAGGTGTCACCAGATAGCCGCCGTCAGGATCAGAACCGACAGACAGCGCCTTGGCTTCAGCTTCGCCTGGACGAACCTTGCGCAGTGGACCATTCATGCCGAACAATGCGGACTTGTACCCGCGCATGTCGTCAATAGTGACCTGCTGGCCAACTTGGCGCCCAAACTCAAACGCCGCCTTGGTTTCTGCTTCCGAAGCCGCGCCACCAAGCAGCGCCATGCGGTTCGCCTTGGCTTCGATTTCATCAGAGCGCTTGGCAGCAGCCTTGATTTCATCACCGAGCTTGTCGAGCGCGTCGTTGATGCGCCCGACTTTCTCGCTGGTTACAGCGTCCGCCGCGCCTTTCTGCAATTCGTTGATCTGCTGATCAACGCTTGCCTTAAACGCGGCAAAGGCTTC